GATCATTGGGTTTCAACGGGACTTGATGAGTCTTATAGGCCCCGCCTTTGCGGCGGCACGAGAGATGCAACGTGTGACTATTGTAGCTGCCGGCAAGGCCGCCGACGACGCAACACCAGAGACACCACTCTAAGGAGGCAACAGCGATGAGACTGGCAAACCGAGACGTTCAGAGGATTTACATCGGTCTTAAGAAGATCGACGAGGCACCGGAAACGACGCTCGATGGTGAAGTTCGAGTAAGGATCGGAGTTAATCTCAATCGACTCTTTGAGCACGTTAGAGTAGTGGATAAGGAGACCCAACGGCTGAGTAATCAGATGGCGTTGATGAGCCAGCAGGTAAATGGACAGAAGATCGACACCTTAAAGCTTTTCGGGCTCGACGACGAACTCCAGACTATTCTGGATACTGTAGAGGACTTCAAGCTGAAGAAATTCAGGCTTGAGGAATTTAAGCTGAAACAGAACCCCAAGATCAAGGCCGAAATGTTGTCGCAGATCGCTATTCTCATCAAAGACTTTGATGACGGTGAGAGTGATGAGGACTAGATGGAAGAGGCTGGAATTGGTGCAGTTGCTGTATCCGAGGTGGCGATCTCGGGCTCGCTGTTTGTGGCTGCGGTCACGCCCGAGCCAGAGCCTGCGCCAGACGATGGATACAACTTTCCAGTCGGAAGGCGACTCGACTCCGACTACGGAGTCAGAGGCTTGAGGCATAGGTTCGTGATAGGACGACGCTGATGGCTTATGAAGTTGACAGGCGTGAGTTCGTAAGCGGCGCGACTTCAGCTCTTGCAGCCGCAATGTTTGGCAAAAAGCCTACATTGCCAGCGGACGAAAAGGGCGACGAAGAGGATATGAAGTACTGGCCTCTCACGAGGTGTATCGAGTCATATGAGGACTATCTCGCCAACAAACAAGAGGAAATTCAAGAGCAAAAGAACGCTCGACAGTACCGGCACGGAGCCCAGTGGACCACGAAGCAGGTAGAGGTCTTTAACCTCCGCAGACAGCCTGTGGTGACCTACAATCGTATCTCGCGTAAGATCGACTCGATTATAGGGCTCATGGAGAAGCTCAAGCAGGATCCGAAGGGCTTCCCGACCAATCCACGGACGACTGATGAAACCGCGGCCGAGCTGGCGACGCACGCAGTGCGTTACGTTGTTAATACTGAACTGCGGGAGAGCCGGTTTCCGTTCGCTATTGAGAACGGGGCCACGGACGGCCTCGGTGGGATCGAAATGGTCCTGATAAAGGGCGATAAGGACGATATAGACGTAGCCTTTGCTCATGTTCAGGTGGACAGCTTCTTCTACGATCCGCGCTCGTTCGAGCACGATTTCAGCGATGCTCGATATATGGGCGTCGGAAAATGGCTCGATCTCGAGGATGCTAAGGACCTCGCGCCAGATATGGCCGACGAGATCGAGTCTTCTATGGCACGCGGTACGAACCTGAGTTCTGACCCCGATCGTGAGAGAAGGTTCTTCGATGTTGACCCTAAACACAAACGGATCAGGGTTGTTGAGATTTGGTACAAGCACAAAGGCGGATGGTGCTGGGCCCTGTTTACCGGTGGACAAAAGCTTCGTGAGGGCAAGTCCTACTTCTTCAACGAAAAGAACGAGCCCATCTGTAAGTTCATTATGTTCTCGTCCTTCGTCGATCACGATGGAGACCGCTACGGTTTCGTTAGAAATCTCCGATCTTCCCAGGACGAGATCAATCAGCGTCGCTCCAAGGGCCTGCACGAGTTGATGTCGAGGCGGATCAAGGCCGAGGACGGGGCCTTCACCGACGTAGAACTGGCTCGTCGTGAGGCGGTGAAGCCCGACGGCGTCGTTATCTACAACAAAGGTTTCGAGATGGAGTTCGACGATGCAGCTCGCATCGCGAATATCGAGGGCCAATTGAAGTTCCTTGAGGACGCGAAGAACGAAATTGAGAACTTCGGGCCTAATCCGGCCCTGATCGGGCAGGGACTCGAGTATAAGTCTGGGCGCGCTATCAACCTGCTCCAGCAGGCAGGGATCGCGGAGTTGGGACCGTTCGTGATAGGCATTAAGAACTGGAAACTTCGTATTTATCGGGCTATTTGGTCTGCCGTACAGCGCTATTGGACCGGAGAACGCTGGATCAGGGTCACCGATGTGGAGGGCGTTGAGCAGACTGTGACACTGAATGGGGTCGGAATAGACCCTCAAACAGGCTTTCCGAGGATGGTAAACGTTGTTGGACAGCTAGATGTCAACTTCACGCTCGATGAGGGACCGGACGAGATCAATATGATGGCGGATGCCTATGATACGCTCGTAGCACTGACTGCGCAGGGCGCGAATATACCTCCACAGATCCTCCTCGAACTGGCTCCGCTCCAGGCGAGCGTGAAACGGAAGCTTCTGGCCATTCTGAACAAGCCCGATCCGATGCAGCAACAGGCCAAGATGATCACTCTCCAGGGCGAGGGTGCCAAAGTCGAGGAAACTAAGTCCAAAACTCAGTTGAACATCGCAAAAGCCCAAGAAACTGCTCAGGGCGGTGCTCATGGCGTTGTCGAGCGCCAGATGGACATGCAAATGGCTCGTGAGGAGCACGGACTGAAGCAGCAGGAACTCGCTGGCAAGGTCCAGGCCCAGCGCGAACAGTCCCAGATCAAGATGCAGGGCGAATTCGCCAAACTTCAGTCAAATCAGGTGAAATCGCAGCAAGATCTGCGGACTAACGAGGTAAAAAATGCGATGGGGCTGCGCCACAGTGAGGAACAGCACCAACAGCGGATGCGGCAACAGCCAGCAACAAACGGCAAGGGAGTCTAAAATGGCTATAGGGTTTATCTTCTGGCTACTCATGCTTCTGTCCATAATCTTCTGGGTATGGGGTCGGCCCTGGGAAGGCGATCGAAACATAGGCGGAATGACCCTTCTAGTGTTCATTCTGTTCTTCCTGCTCGGATGGAAGGTCTTTGGGTTCGCTATTCACGCATAGGAGGCACTCATGCCGCCAGTATCACAAGCGCAGAGAGGCGCGATGTTCGCCGCAGCCGCGGGCAAGAGTACGCTGGGCATTCCGAAGAAGGTCGGCAAAGAGTTCGTCGCGGCCGATCCTGGTGGAAAGCTTCCGAGCGTTGCACCGAAGCGGCGCGGAGGGATAGACCAGCTTAAATCCGGTGACTATCGGAGAAGGTAACGTCAGCACTACGACACAGTGCATCGCTGGGCGAGAGCGATAGTCTCGTCGAAACGTGACCGCAACGAGATAGCGGAGAGGAAGTGAAAATGGCAGACGAAAAGACTGTTGATCAGGTCCCCGACTCGGATCTGTTCGAAAAGGCTACTACACCACCAGTGGCTCCTGAGCCACCGGCACCACCGGCAGAACCAGAGGTGAAGGAAGCTGCAGCCCCTGAGCCTCCGGCTAAGCCGGAACCACCGGCTCCACCAGAGCCGCCAGAACCTACAATACCTCCCTGGCGTCTCCGTGAAGAGGCGGAAGCTCGTAGACTGGCCGAGGACCGCGCGCGGATGCTTGAACAGCGTCTGAACGAGGTTGCGGCACATATGCAGCAAAGCCAGAAGCAACCGGACTTCTTCGAGGACCCGGATGCCTCTACGCGTCGGATCATCCACCAGGCTATTCAGCCTTACGCTGAGGAAACTCGACGTAATCTGATGTATATGGGTAAGATGGTTGCGGACGCAAGACATGGTGCTGATAAGGTGGAAGAAGCCGAACAGGCTTTTCTCAAGGCTCGCTCTGAAGAGAGCCTTGACCCCGCAGACTACGAACGGGTAGTTCAGTCACCCAACCGATACGATGCAGTTGTACAGTGGCACAGAAAGCAATCTGTACTTGCATCAGTCGGCGATGACCCAGCTGCCTGGTTCGAAAAGCAGCTTGAGGCCAAACTGGCCGATCCTGAGTTCCAGGCCAAGATGCTTACGAAAGTCCGTGGGGACGCTGCCAGCAGACCTTCCGAAGTTCAGCTACCGCCAACGCTCTCGCGAGCTACAGCCTCTAAGGGTAATTCTGCAGAGTCTGTGAGGGACTTGAGCGATGCAGGCTTATTCGCCCATGCTATGGGAGATAAGCGGCGCTAGTAGGTATGGTACCGAAACGGTATCGTACGTACAGTTTAAGAAAGGGTTGAAGCTATGGCTTTAACCGTAATCGAGAACAACAACAAGCTCATCGTATTTACCGAGGAGATAAATCGGGAATACGTTCGAGAGAATATGTTCTCGCCATACATGAGTACCGGCCTCACAGCCATCATCCGGCTACGGCAGGAACTTAAGAGTGGTGGCGAAGACATGAATATCCCCCTTGTTTCCCGTCTGACGGGAGCAGGGGTTGCTACCGATACCCTAGTGGGTAACGAAGAGAAGATCGACAACTACGGTATGCGGGTCCGTATCGAGTGGGCACGCAACGCTATCACTACCAATAAGGCCGAGCGTCAGAAAGACTCGGCTGATGTCTTCGGAGTCGCGAAGCCGTTGCTGAGCGACTGGGGCAAGGAACTTCAGCGCGACGAGCTGATCGCCGCGTTTATGGCCCTTCCCACTGAGACCCTACCGGCCTCATCGTCTGGCGTCCGTGTGAACGGTATCCAGTATGATTTGGCCACCGCAGCGCAGCGCGATACTTGGAATGCGGCCAACTCCGATCGCATTCTCTATGGGAACTCGACGGCGAACTTCAACGCCACCCACGCCACTGCTCTGGCTACTGTCGATACTGCCAACGACAAATTCACTGCCACAAACTTGTCGTTGCTGAAGCGCATCGCAAAGAACGCTAACCCGAAAATCCGTCCCTACAAGACGGATGACGGATATGAGTACTTTGTGGCCTTCGCCGGAACTAATCCGTTCCGGGATCTCAAGATCTCTCTTGAGACTATCAACAAAGATGCCAGACCCCGTGAGGGCAATGGCGTCTCCAAGAACCCGATCTTCCAAGATGGTGACCAGATCTATGACGGAGTGATCGTTCGGGAAGTTCCCGAGATGTCTTCGTTCGTTACCAACGTCTGGACAACCCTCTTGACAGCGGGTACCACGTCTGCTCGAGTCGAGCCCGTGTTCCTGTGTGGTCAGCAGGCTGCGGTCTTTGCTTGGGGCCAGATGGCAAGGCCGACGTTCCGTAGTGAAGACGACTACGGCTTCATCACCGGCACTGGCGTCGACATGGCCTATGGCGTGGCGAAGATGTTCAAGAAGCACCCGAACACCAGCTCCAATCTAAAGCAGTGGGGCATGGCGACCGGGTTCTTCGCGTCGGCGTCGGATTAAGGAGGCACATAATGACAACCTCTCTGAATAATGCTGTGCCTGCCCGTGACTTCGTCACCGCGCAACTGGTACATTATCTGCGCAAGGCCATCAACGTCGCTCAGAGCTTGACTGGTTCCACAACTACAATCGGAACCCTTCCGGCGGGTGCGATGGTGTTGGGAGGACTGAGCGGGGTCTTTGTGACTCAAGACCTCAACGGTACTACCAACGTCGCTAACATCGGCTTTGCTGCAGATGCTCTCAGCTCTGCCAATACCGGCGCCTACGCAACCGCGCTCGCGCTGGCAATCACTACCGGCGGCTTCGTAGCCGTTGATGAACTTGGTGTTGCAACAGGGCGTCCGCGCGCTGTTGATACGAGGGTGACCGCGACGTGGACCGGAACTGCTACTACCGGTATCTTCGAGGTCGTCATCGCTTACGCGCCTAACAGGTAAACTTTGGTCGGTGGGTATGTACAGCCCACCGATCCCTTTTTAGGAGAATACTATGCGTCCAATGTCAGAGCCTATCCGTCGCGCTGACGGCAATGCTGAGTCTATAGAACTACTTGAGCGGTGGCTCAAGAGAGCCAAAGAGCATGGACAAATAGGTTTTGTTGGTATTGTTGCCTGTGAAAATCTCAAGCACGTTGTATCTGATTATGGAGGGTCACTGGAGCTATCGTTTGTAGCTAACTGGGGACTGGACACTCTGAAATACCAGCTGCTCGCGCGGGCACACTCGCGCTACGAAGAACCATTCGAGCCCCCGAACCCAGATCAGGCAGATCGTATCTGCTACGATATCTCGGCTGGTCCAGCCTGTTTCGATTTCATCGCATGGCTCGTTCTCGCAGAGATGAACAGACGCCGTCATGGTGCTCCAGCGCCGTTGAAGGTCGGGTTCAAGATGCTTAACAGTCCGCAAGAACGAGATCTACACGAGCGGGAGCGAGCTTCGTTCTATCGGAATGTGATCTTTCCGTCACTGAGTTTTGTCGGAGCTATCGCCGACGAGGGCTCAAACGACTCTCCGACTATGGCCAAGTATACACTTCGACCGATAGTCGAGCTTGCGCTCAAAGGCGAGAAAGTGCCGCTGCTCAAGCCGTCGGCTATGGCGGTCAGTATGATAGACACATTCTTGGCTGACAAGCGTCCGCCAGTGACTATCACTCTGCGTGAGTCCAAGGCCAAATGGGAGTTCAGAAACTCCAATATTGACGAGTGGCTCAAAGTCGCTAGGTATCTGGAGAACAGAGGCGAGCGAGTGATCTTTGTCCGTGACACGGAGTTTGCTCGGGAGCCTATGTCTGGTGGATTTAATACTTGTCCAGACGCCTCGATAGACATCAACGCGCGTCTCGCGCTGTATGAGGCTGCCAAGTGCAACTTGTTCGTATCGAACGGCCCCTGGATGCTTGCCCTGCACGGCTCTCGTCCATGGCTGATGTTCGTCGAGACTAATGCGATGTCGGCGTTCTTTCCGGAGACACCTCAGTGGTGGACGCAGTGGCATGGCATCCACAACGCTCAGTTCCCGTGGTCTCTACCGACGCAGGAGATCATTTGGGAGCGCGATGATGCTGATAACATCATCAAGGCTTGGGAGAACCTCAATGCCCGAATGATCCACGCTGGAAACTGGGGAGCCCAAACGGTGCAAGCCGCAGAATGAAAAAAGTCAGACAAACAACCATATCGAGTGAAGGAGAAGAAAGATGGAAGACCAGACCAAAGATCAGACTCATGTTCCGCCCTCACAGCAATCCGCTCAGGGGCCTGTTGCGAAGCCTGGAGAGCCAGTGACCTGGACGAAGGGCACTAACGCCCCGCCGAAGCCTCCGACCAAGAAGGCTCCGGAGCCTGTCGTCGAGTCGAAGCCCGTAAAAAAGAGCCCTTGAGATGGCCGTATTCTCATCAACTCAGCCGAGTCTTCGGGCTCGGATACTCCCAAGGTTCCCCGCGCAGGTTGTCGCGGGGAATGGGATCACTATCACCAAAAGTGGTGGAGTGTACACCTTCGAGGTGACCAACCAGCTTGGTGGTAACGATACAGAGGTTCAGTTCAACAGTGGTGGGGTCTTCGCAGGCGATCCTACCTTCACGTTCAACAGTGCTACGAACGTGCTTACAGTTGCTGCTCTTACAGTGGCTGGAAACGTCACAGTTGGTGGTATCATTGATGCTGGTGTCACTATCAAGACCGTTCCTACAACAGTAGCTCTTCTACCGGCGGTAGGAACAAAGGGCAGAAGAGCCTTTGTTACCGACGCTAATGCGACGACGTTCGCCTCTATCGTCGCCGCAGGCGGCACAAACAATCTCCCGGTCTACGACGACGGGACCAACTGGAGGATTGGATAGTGGATATAACCAAGACCCGAACCGAGTTGATACTCGAGGCCGCGGACAAGCTGAAAATCGTCGGTACTGGCCAATCACTCGAGGCAGAGTATTCGGCCAAGCTCGATGGCAATATCGACCCGCTGTTCATGCAGCTCGCCTCGGATGGTATCTGCGAGGTCGTCAATGATAACCAGATACCAAGCGAATGGTTCGACGCTCTTGCGGGCCTACTGGCCAACATCTGCGCGCCTCTTGGCGGCACGGGCTTCGATCCGAGAATACAAGAGTACTACGAGATGAAGCTCAAGCGGCTGACTTCTAGTCGTCCGAGCTACACCGTGTTGGAGAATGAGTATTTCTAATGTCTGTGAGTATCATATTTCCGCCTTCGAGCGCGCCCGGTCAGCGGCCTCAGGAGTCTGCTGGGCGCCTCATAAATGCTTTCGCTGAAAAGACTCCAGTTGGGGCGCCTTCGCAGGTGATCCATCGACGCTCGCCAGGGCTCTTAAGAGTCGCAGAGTCCGTGGACAAAATACATACGAGAGGTTTTTTGGATATTGGGACAGAGGTGCTCTGGATACTGAACGAAAGAGTTCTCAAGATCAACTCAGCCTTTACAGTCTCAGACGTTGGGGCTCTTAGCGGAACAGAGCCGGTGACTGTAGCACGAAACAATGCAGTCACTCCAAACAACGTCGTGGTCACTGACACTGGCTGTTTCAATCTGTTCAGTGGCTCTGCTCCGACATCGTTCGCTGATGCAGACCTTCCAGGGTCACCGACAAGCGTCTGTGATTATAATGGATACTTTGTTTGGTCCTTTGCGGATGGGAGGATTTTCGCGTCGGATCTCAACTCGGTGTCAGTGTCGGCTCTGTCGTTCAACACCGAGCAGGGGCTCAACGTTCGTCGAGTTGTGCGCTACGCGGGGCGATTGTATGCCTTTGGCGACAAGTGGACAGGGGTCTATCGTGACGCGGGAACGAGTCCTTTCCCATTCGCCCGCGAAGTCACTATTCCTCGGGGGATCGTCGGGACTCATGCCATTGGAGGCTGGGAAGCGGGATGGGCGAACGAGTTGATCTGGGCTGGAGATGACTTTATAGTGTATAAACTCAATGGATACACTCCAGTACCAATCTCTACCAACGACGTGAGTCGCTCTATTCAGGAGGCTGTACTGGCCGGGGATAGAGATTTGATCGAGGTGACTATCTATATGTTTGAGAAGAACGCTTTTTGGGCGATTAGCGCTCATAACCGTTTTACTTGGGAGTATAATCTCTCGACCGGGGAATGGAACGAGCGGAAATCGTACAATAAGGATGACTGGAAGGGGATGAAGTCACTCCGAATGTTCGATCGCTGGCTCGTAGGAGATCAATATACTGGAGAACTGTACGAACTTCGAGGAGACTACTATTTGGAGGGCATTGACCCACTGATTTGGCATGTGGAAAGTGGAGCACTTTCAGATTTTCCTCGCGGAATGGTGATACCAAGGGCGAGTTTCAACTGTACCGCAGGTGTTGGCGACTTCGATGTTGCAGAGGATCCGAAAATCGAGATCTCATGGTCTCTCGACGGCGGATATCACTATGGAGAGCCAGTAATTCGTCGTCTAGGCGGCCCCGGACGAACAAAGTCTCATCCGTACATTCTCAGCAGTGGACTGTCCAAAGGTCAGGGCGTGCGATACCGACTTAGGGTCTCCGATCCAGTTCACGTTGGACTATCTGGCGGTGTTATTGAGCCAGAACAGAGAGGGTTCTCTGGATGATTACAGAACCCCTCGATCCGTTCTCTGAGGTCGTTGATGAGCGACGAAAGTGGAACCCTGAGTGGTATTCATGGCTCAAGACATTTGTGTCTGAGACGATCGGGAGCTTCGCTGCAGATCCAGTTGAGCAGGGGACCTGGATACCAGTTATAACTTTTCCGGTCCTTGGCGATTTGTCGGTGGCCTACTCATTGCAGGTTGGAGCATACAGAAAGATAGGCACTCTTGTCTGGGTTAGATTTGACATAGCTACAAGCACTTTCACTCATACAACCGCTTCTGGCACCTTGCTTATAACTGGACTTCCATTTCAGCCCATGACTACTCAGGGGACAAACGCTCGGACAGGAGAGCTACAGTTTCAAGGCATTACAAAGGCAAACTATACACAGTTCATGCCAGCCTTTGATGACTTTATTGGTCCTAGAATTCTTATGGAGGCTTCTGGTTCTGGGCAAGCCTTTAGTACTGTTACTGCCGCTGATATGCCAAGCGGCGGCTCTGTCGTTCTTCGAGGCGGCGGCGTGTACGCTATGGACTGAATAGGAGACTAATATGGCCTTCGATCCTCTCTCAATCTTCACTGGTAGTGCTCAGGAAGAGGCTGCTCAACAGCAGCGACAGTACTTTCAACAGCAACAGGCTCAGAACGCTGCACAAGCCCAAGCGGCTCAGACTGGGGGACTTGCCGCCCTTCAGTCAGGTCAATCCAGTGCGATCGGGGCCATCGGCCCAGCTACTCGCACCGCTAGAAACGATATAGTAAACTCGACTGGATCTGGCCTGAATACACTGTATGGCGGTCAGGTCCAGGGCGCAGGAGCACTTACCAGTGGTCAAATGGGCGGGCTCGCTGCTCTTCAGAGTGGCGTCTCACAGGCGACTGGGGCATATCAGCCACTGACCGCTGCTGCAAGCAGGTACGGTATGGCTTCTGGTCAGGCTCAGGGAATGTCCGCCGACGCACTGGGGCTCAATGGCCCAGAGGGCGTTGCCCGTGCACAGCAGGCCTTTCAGGCCAGTCCTGGCTATCAGTTTCAATTGGACCAGGGGCTCGAGGCTATAGGACGAAACGCTAACATGGCCGGGATGGGCGCTGGTGGAAACGCTCTTGTCGAGGCTCAGAAATACGGATCAGGGTTGGCCGGGGCGGAGTTTGATAAATGGCGACAGGGTCTGCAGCAGCAACAGGGGCTCTATGCTCCGCTCGAACAGGGAGCACTTAGTAGCGCTGGTCAAGGCGTAGCAAATGCTGCTCTTACGGGCGGTACGAGCGCGGCCAATATCGAAACTGGAACCGGAGGACGGCTAGCTGATCTGTATGGACTCACAGGCCGCACGGGCGCAGATATCTATGGTACTTCTGGGCGCTCTCTTGCCGACCTTGAGTCGAAGGGTGGACTTGCCGAGGCTGGTATATACACTGGCACCGGCGGTGCAGCGGCTAATCTGTACGGAAACATCTACGGGACGCAGTCTGGGTTCAATCAAGCGATGATTAAGCCCTATGCCGACACGTACCAGCAGGAAGCTGCGGCCACGACAGGTGGCGCACAGAACTTCTGGAACCTTATCGGTGGTGCCGCGAAGGGTGCGGCTGGCGGCGGCTTCATACCGGGTGGTAGCTATACGCCCTGGAAGGTGTAATTATGCCCTACAAGTTCCCAAATGTGAGCTTCGATTGGCTCGGTGATCTTCCTCAACTATCTGAGGAGGCTCGTGGTCGGGCTACTCGACAGGAGCTAGCCGATCTTGATATGAGCACTCCCGCTGGAATGCGCAAAGCGGCGGACAAACTGTGGAAGTCTGGTAATCTGCAGAACATGGAAGCAGCTCAGAGGCTCTATTCGAGCGCGCTCGGTCGAGAGCAACTGCATCAAAAGGGCGAAGCGGATAGACAGTATGGAGAGTGGCTCAAAACCTATAGGAGCGGGGCTGCTGCGACTCCTGGCACGGCTCCAGGCGCGGCTCCGGCACCGACTGTTGACATTCCGCTTCCACCACCTCCAGCGCAAGCGCCCGCGGTTAACTGGGGCGGACAGGGAGCTGTCCCAGGTGGACCGCCTCTGCCGCCGCCAGCGGCTCCTGCCCCAGCGGCTCCTGTCCATAATCCCAATATGACTGAGGCACCACAGAGCCCTAGCGATGAGCTATTGGCTCGGACCGAAGGTCAGGGGATGCCTCCGCGCGGGCCACAGTTAGCTCAAGCGGGACCTGGACCTATTCCAGGGCTCACGTCCCCGCCTGGGGCTCCGCAAGTGCCTGGAATGGAGGTCTTTCAGGGGGCGCAAGCGCAGCCCATGACAACGCCGCAGGCACCTCCAGCGCAACTGCCACCTAGGCTCGCCGGTCCTGGTTCCGAGGTCGATGCGGCTCGACAGGAGGCCATGCAGGCTGGGTCCGAACTGATCAAGATGGGGCCACGAATGGCTAATACGCCTGCGTACAAGGCGTATGAGCAACAGTTCAGAAGTGCTCTGGCGCGAACCAAGATGAGTCAGAGCGATCAGGACTACAATCTGGATAGAATTCAGAGGGCTCAGCGAGGTCAGCCAGAGATAACCAAGACTGATTGGGAGCTGGAAAAGAAGATTGCTCCCGAGAGGTACAAGGAGGCAGAGAAGGTCTACATTGAGCAGGAGAAAAAGGGCGCACAGTCTCAGGAGCTATTCAGCACTCTAAAAAGACTGGATGAAATTACTAAGGACCCGAACTTTGTGTCTGGTAAATATGCTCATACCTATGGAGAGATTGTAAACAGATTTGCCTCTATAGCCAAACTGACTGGAATACAGGCACCAGATATTAGTGCTCTCAGAGCTAAGGTGAATAGCATAGCCGAGCCTCATCTGAAGGCCGCCGCGCTTATAGAGGAGTTTACTTCTCTATCCAACAATGCTCTTATGGCCCACGTTGGAAGCTTCAGTAAATCCTTCTCTGACGCGGATAGAGCATTCACTGAGCGGATTTTCCCTCAGATCTTGCAGACGCCCGGAGGCATAGCGAAGATCATTGATAATCTCAAGGCGATGGCTGCTTACAATACTGGCATTGCTAAAACCGCGCGCGACTACATGAAGGAGCATGGAAACAACGCCACTCCCTATGGCGTCCATGAGGCAGTCCAAAAGTATGCTGCCGAAAATCCACTATTTGTGGATGCAAATGGAAAACCTACGGAGCGAGGCCAGGCCATTATAACAGCGGCTCAGCCGTCAGCAAGGCCAGCCCCTCAAGCGCCTACGGCGCCGCCTCCAATGATACGACCACAGGACGAGGGTCGGACTGGCTCTACTCCCGATGGGCGAAAGTGGATAATCCGTAATGGACGACCTGTCCCAATCGGTGCAGGAGACTAGCCTCGATGGTTGCCAGATTTGACGAGTTAGAGTCTGAAGCTAGGAGGCGCCGCGACGCTGCGGCATATCTCCCTAACCTCCAGGAGATGTTTGTCCAGGCACAGCAGCGCGGGGCGCCTCCACCCCCTCAACCCTGGATGCGTAGGCCGGGGTCACTAAGACCAATAGGAAATCCACCTCTGCGGGCGAACGATCCTGCTCCTGTAGATACTTTCGATCAGAGGTTTAATCCGGGAGCATATCCTCCAGTAGCCCCGCCGCGTGGTGAGAAATCTTTTGAGATACCTCCTGGAACACAAGAGCGTTTCGCCGATCCGACAAAAGTTATCGCTGACGCCTCTGGTGCAATTCCCGCTACTGGAAAAAAATCAGACGAACAACCATATCCAGCCCCACAGGGCTTCAAGTTCGATGAGGCGCTGCCTCAAGGGTTCAAGTTCGACGTTCCTGAGGACCCCGCCGAGCGCGCCGCACTGCGGACGCAACAGAGTGTTAGACCAAGGGGCGGGCGTCAAGAGGGTGCGGCTACGGCCGTGATAGAGTCAGCTATCCCAGCCACAGCTAAGGGTATGATGCAGACTGTCGAGGCCGCGAAACAAGAGGCCACTTCGGCCGCTATGGGTGGGGACTATAATCCGAAGCCAGTTCTAGAGTCTGCTTTCATGGCTAATCCGGCCGCGCTTCCACTGAAGGCCGGTACCGTTCCAGCCTCGATAGCGGCCCAACGGGTCACAGGGGTTATGTCTATCCCGCGCGCGGCAGACGCTGGACCGTTAGGCCAGGCCATTTCGACTCGATTTGGCAAGACTCCAGAGATGGCCCAGCGCGCTAGCGCAGAACTTCAGGCGGCCGGAGAAGGCGCGGCTACTCGCGCCGCTGGAGGCGAGGTTGATCAGGTCGCCGCTGGTACGGCTGTTCGAAATGCTATTACAGAGGCGGGAGATAAGGCTCATCCGAGATTGACCCTGTTGAATGACAGTAGGAGAGGGCCAGAGGATGTTATAGACCATATGTACTCACTGGCTCGAACTGGTTCTAAGGATGATCTTGCCGCGCTCGGACAGCTTACCAGGCTCGTCCCGGTAGAACAGCGTGGTGTTGTTCAGGGGGCACTGATCCAGCGGCTCGGACAGGGCACAGAGGGCTTTAGCCCAGAGGCTTTTGTCGGTGCCTACAGCAGTATCTCAAACAACATGAAGAATGTCCTGTTTGGTCGGGACTCTCTTCGATATCACCTCGATAGCATCGAGGCAGTCTCTCGACGCGCGTCAACGTGGCAGCATCTGGAGCAAGGAAAGAGCCCGCTTATGGCTATAGGTGCCGCAGCAGGTGCTATGATGGTTCCGGCAGGTCCTATCGCTGGTCCCTTGACTGTGCTCGGCGCGGTTATACCCCTGCAGCTAATGGGCAGGTATCTCGCCAAGCCCGCTTCGGCAGCGTCGATAGCACAGTGGTCACGGGCCTACGAACGGGTTATGCGAACTAAAGGGGCTCCAAACGCTATGGCTACCTTCGGTATCGCCACTCGAAACCTTAACAACTCACTCGGCACAGACGTTGATCCTGCTACCGTGCTGAAAGGGACGCAAAATGAGCAGCCTGTGGAATAGATCTGGTACGGTAGAGCGCTATGCCGACGATCTTCGAGCGGCGGGAGCCAAGGCGTACTTCACTAACGGCGGTACGTTGACGCCACTATCGGTGTTTGAG